ACTTGATATAATGAATACCCACCAAGTTCATTACCCGCGGAAGCAAAGTGGCTATGACCAAGTCCTGAAGCAAAAGATAATAAGTTACCTCCACCGCCTTCTTCTTGTTCGTTTTCAAACCACTGTAAAGCTGTTCCTGTATTAATATATACTTTGTCGTGTTCAATACGCTCGTGACCTACTTCTTGATATAGAGGCATATCGTTTTGAACTAAGTAGTCCTTCATGCTTAACGCTTGGAATCGGGCGGCTTCTATTATAGCCGCATTTCCTGAATCGCCAAATATAAACTTATTGTCAATCTGCGGGTTAGCAAAATCCATTGCACCGCGTTGTACAGCATCATACAGTTTATATTTATCTTCTATACTACCGTTCAATCCAAGATGATACTCTAAAGTATCCATGTAGATTTGGTCAGCAATTTGTTTTGCTTCGTAAATAGATGATGGAGTTTTGTAATCTTTTCCTAACTTATCGCCAATCTCTTTTATAGAAAGTTTTGACTGAGCTTTTTTATAAGGTTCATTAAACTCTTCATAAACTGTTTCAATATTTAAATCAGAATCAGGCTGATGGTAGTTTTCTTCAAACTCTGTAATTTTTTCTTTGTCTTCGGCACTAACATTATTTGAAATATCAACTACTTGTTTTCTTAACTCTTTTAAAATCCACTCAGGTTCATGACTATAGTCTTCTCCTGTCATGCTATAGTATTGTACTTTAGCAAAAATAGTATCAGAAGGCAAATTAGCACCCCCTGAAGCGTCACTGTATGTTGAACTAGCTGAAGGTGCAGACGTAGCTTCTATCATTGTTCCTGTTGTAGGAGCGTAAGTACCTTCCCAATTAGGAGCAGGTTGTCCTGATTGTTGACCCTGATACCAACTGTAATCTGAAGGTGTTGGAGAATCGCTTTCTTTTTTAGTACTGGATGTACTGTTCCCGCTCCGAGTGTCATAGCGTTCTAAAGCCTCAGATGGTTTATAATACTGAGTCATTATTTATTCCTCTCTACGCCTTTGGCTTTCTCTACAGTTCTCATAGCACCTAGACCAAGCATACCCATAAGTACTGGCATCATAGTTGACATATCTAATATAGGGACTTCAATGGTAGAATCGGCAAGAGCAAGCGCAAAATTTGCCATCGGGATAAGAAGGTAGTTACTCGCAAGTCCAAGACAACAAGTCCAACCAACAGCAGGTCTCCAACCCGATACAAATAGGCTTCGGTGTGCCGCTTCTGTCTTATTAACTTCAAGTTGCGCTTTCGCAAGTTCCTGCGCGTGTTTCTCAGCCATTGTCGAAAGTTCAAACGCGATAGCATTCTTCTTGTCTTTATCCTCTATGAATTTGTCAAGTAGTCCCGTTACTGGTCCGATAAGTTGCTGTAACATAGTTTACCTCTGTAAGGGACTTGAGTTAAGGAAGTCCATACCCTTCCACAAATCCTCGACTTCTTTAGTTAATGTTTTGAACTTTACTTCTGTATCGCCAATGTCGTTGATAATAATCTCTGCTGTAGCAACCGTAGCTTTCATAGCTTCTATATCGTTAGATAGCTTAGAAACGTCTGTATTCAATTCTAAGAGCTTTTCTTGCTGACTTAGTAGTGTCTCTAGCCTTGTGCCTAAAGTCGCTAGATTCTCACGTATGGGGCTTATATCGGGTATCTGCTGTGATTCCACTGCTTCCAGTCTGCTGTACAAACTAGAGGCTGTCCATACGCCACCACCTATAGTACTACCAATACCAAGTACAATGGCAATCCATACGCCCTTGAATGATGTGTCACCTATCTTGAGTTCTGTACTTTCTAAACTCATAGTTCAACACACTCCGTTCCATACATAAAGCAAGAGTAACCTAAATGAGTTGGTCCTGTTTGAAAGAACTCTGACTCGCTACCTGCGGCTAATACATCAGTCTCTGTTACGTATAAGTCTAAGCCCACATTGTCATTACCATTAAGGTATACAGCCGTTAGGTTACGTGTAGTGTTGTAACCCATAGACACCCACTGTGCGTTAGCGTCATAAAAGATGTTAGTCTGTTCCGCTGTAGTGTTAGCATTCTCAACGCCTTGCTCTAGGAATGCTACAGCTTCTTCTGAGTTAGCTACGGCTATGTAGGCTGACGCATTGTTAGCGTGAGTCTCAATGTCATCTACTGACTGGTTGTACGTGTCAACAGTTTCTTGTTCTATCTGTAGGACTTCCATAGTCTCAGCTACAAATGTCTGTACTTCTTCTTCCTGCTGTGGATTGCCTTGTGCTTCTTCTACACGTTCAGCCACTTCCACAACGGAAATCATATCCACTACAGCTTCAGTAAATACGTCTATGGCTTCATCCATTAATGTTAACTCTTCCATAGCCTTGTTCTCTAATACAGCCTTAACGTCACCATATGGCTGATAGTTAGTAGCAAAGTTAGTTAACGCAGTGTTGTACGCCTGTACCTGTGCTTCCTGTATGTGTGCTGTAGTAGATAGAGTACCGTCAGACAAAGCGTCACCGTGGTGCGAATACTCCATACCTGCGCCCACTAGGAGGATGCCAGTGTTAATCTGGTCAACTATAGCAGTGCTTGAGTCTAGTAGTGCGTCATATTCACTTGACTGAACTACGGAACTTAGCACTAACAGAGATAATAGTATCTTCTTCATCTGTGTCCTCTCCTCCTATGTTTAATACGTTATTGTACCAATCTTTAGTTTTCTTGTTGTAGTCTGGTATGTAAACTTCTGGCTGACGTTTCATAACTAACATAGCACGTTTACCTACGACTAGCTTACCGTTTGACAGTATGGGACAAGGTGTACCTGAGATAAACATTGCCTTCCATACGTCAGTGCTTTGACACATACGAGCCACTGCACTTACCTTCATACCTAAGTCAGCTAGTACCTTAGCGTCCCTACGTCTATTACACTCAGGGTCAACATCATAAGTACCACTGCTGAACCCTACGCCTACTGTCTGCAATGAACCACCTGTACCCTTAAGGCAAGTGTCCATACCATTACTCATGTAACTAGGAGTAATTGCAGAACCTACTGGTATCTCACTACTACTACCTACGCCATTGTAGGTGTTACTTACTGAATCATCTTTTGTACTGTTGTTACTATTAGTAGTCGAGTTAGAACCGTGGTACGTATTCAAACTACCTTCCTGAGCGTTCTCTGCCAGTGTAACCCATGAGAACATCATTAGTAAGCAAAAGAACTGTCTCACTTTTTATGTACAATCTTCTGTACTGTCTCTGATTCATAGATACGAATACCCAACCAGATAATAGTAAAGATACTAGCAACGGGAGGCAACCAAGCCGCTAGTGACATCACACCTGTGGATGCCGCGAATACGTCTACAGCTTGTTTAGTTTCTTCCGTTACCATGTTGTTCTTCCTTATTAAGATGGGTTTCTTTGTGCGTCCGTTGGTGGTACGTTGTAACTTACTCTAGGATGAAAAGTTGTTTCGCTGTTAGGATAACCTCTTTGTACTTCTAAAACATTATCATTACCAACGAGACTGTCGGCTAAAGCTACTGCGGCTGTATGTGCCTCTTCTCTTGAACTGTGAGTACTATGTATTACTTGTTCAGTAGCACCTTCTGAATTTAACTGTAAGTAACCTACTTGCATAATTTAATCCTGATATTGTGTTAATACACCACCTACTGAGTTAATAGATATGTTTTCTGCACCAGTAGTTTCCCTTGCATAAGCATCCAATACGGGTTGATTTTTAAAATAGCCTAAATATATTTTATAGTCTCTTCTAATATTAACAGTACCACTAGCGTTGTAAGCATCAGCAGGATAGTAGTCTCCAATAATAAATGTTCCTGTGCTTTCCCAATCAAAAGGATGTAAATATAAAGTATCCCCATCAGACGGTAAGTTGCTTTGATAAGCATAAGTAACAATAGTTGTTTTGTTAGTTACAGCGTTATAAGTCCAAGAATGGTTATTATTAAAAGAAAAAGCATTAGCCCCTGTAGAAGTAGTTGACATACCGCAATAAGGAGAAAGATGTTTGGTTACATCACCATCAACATTCCAAGCTTTAAGGCTACCCAATGATGATGTACCTGAAACAGTACCCAAGTTAACAGTGTCTTCAGCACCAGAATAAGGTGCTTTTACCCTTACATAAAAAAGAAACTCATTTGCTGAATTAATATCATAGTGACTTGCCGTTATTTGGAAATCTAATTCATTCTCAGAGCCTGTAGTTGTATGACCTCTTACGTCATCTATAATAGGTATTGCGGAGTAAGTTAAATAATTAAGTACAGAGCTGTAAGTATATGCGTTTTCTGCAAATCTTCTTCTGTACACTCGCTCTAAAGTATCTAGCTTAGTACCGTCTGCGGCTACGTCTCTACCATCTACTGTACCGCTTACTATTATATTACCAACAACGTTTAAATTTTGATTACCGCCTAGATTGCCTACACTGACTGCACCAGTAAAGTTAGCACCAGTTAACATAGCCGCACCTGCGGCAGTTACATTTGCTGTAGTAACAGGGGCAGGAGAACCTACATCTCCTCTAGGTATAGTTAACACACCTGTAGAAGCATTATAGGATGCGTTAGTACCTGCATCTCCAGTGGCGGCTGTAAGGTTTAATATAGAATTTGCTTGAGTAGTTGCTGTGGTTGCGGAATTAGAAGCAGAAGAAGCAAAGCCAACAGCAAGATTTGCGGCAGATGCTGAGGCTAGTCGAGATGCTTCCGCGGCTTCAGCTTGCTCAGTAATTGCTTGTAGAAAGGAACTGTCCGATGAATCTCCTGAGCCACCTCCCCCCCTGAATATAGCCATGAAACATTCCTATAGTTAAAAAAAAAAAAGAATTGTATAAAAAAGAAAAGGAGGAAAGGGGCTTCCGAAGAAACCCCTTAAGTACTACTACGCGTTAACCATAATGTTAAATGCCGCGTCTGGACGTAGAACAGCAGTGCCGTACAAAGTATCAGCAGTATATAGAGTAGCAAGGAAGTCCTGCTTATACTGAGTCTGTGAACGAACACCTTGTTGCTCTGCTAGAACCATAGCGTCTTTGTGGAATAACATAGCTTGTTTAACGGCACCACCTGCGGTATTCTCGGTGGCAGTTTCGATGACTGGGCAGTTAGAAGAAACAAAGATGTCAATACCGTACAAGTTACCGATTTGACCATTGTTTACAACTTTACCATCTACGAAGTCACTAGAAGAGTAACGGTTGATACCCATGATAGCGTTACGAATTGATGGTGGTACTACTAGACAACGATTGTCCATAGGTACGTCAGCATCATCCATTTTTTGAATTAACTCACGGAAACCTACATCGTTGAATACGTCAGCCGCGGCAACAGCGTCAGCGGCATAAGCCTCAACACCTGAAGCACCAGAGAAGTTGTAAGAGTTGCTGTTGACATAATCAGTTAGCACACCATTTGCGGCTTCTGTACCAAACTGCTTACCTAGTTCAAACAAGCTAGTGTCTACTTGCTTAGCTAGAGCGTAACCCGCGTCACCAGTGTAGAACTGACGAAGTGAAGACAATGCTTGAGTCTCAGTAATGTCTTCGATTAGACGTGAGTACTCAAAGTGCTTGTCTAGTGCGATTTGTACTTCGCCTTCAGTAGCGTTCTGTACAGTAACCGCTGTGCCTTCTGCTTTAGCGTGAGCATCGCCACGAACAGGCTTAGGAATGTGAAGAGTATCACCTTTCTTGCCAGTCATAGAAAGTTTCTTAACTAGGTTAGCTAGTACAAGGTTAGATTGATAAGACGCAACAACTTCGTCACTCCAGATTTCTGGTACGAAAGTAGCCGCGTTAGTGTTACCTGCGACAGTACTGTATGTAGTGCCACTATCAACCACGGTAGTAGCGGGATAAGTAGATGTTCTATTTGTCATTTTTAATTCACCTTATAAATAATATTAGTTTCGTACCCTCCCTTCTGCATACGCTTGCATAATCTCATTTGATAGTGCTTGGTATCTGTCTGGGTCAGTACGCATTAGTTTAATAATGTCTGCGCGTCTATAGACCTTCTTGGCTCTCTGTTCACCACTACCACGGGCATTGCCTGTAGATGCGGATTTAACAGATTGCTTTCGTTGTTGTTTCTCATTAACGGCAGTTTGAGTGAC